TGCATGGGTTTGGGCTGAAGACGACCTCGCTGGCCGAGCCCAACGTGCGCAATCTGCTCTATTCGGCCGATTCGATGGCTTGGTCGTATGCCGCGCGCCGCGAAGGACGTAATCAAAACGACTGGCGCGAGGCGAAAGCCTTTGTCGACAAAATCACTCGAGGAGCTCTGGCGGCCTGATCCTGCTTTCATCGGTCCGGTGGCGCCGCCGATGTGGCTATGGGTGCGTGGCCGCGGCAGAGGGCGTTATTGGGAGCGATCACATTGGTGGCTATCGCGAGACGCTGAATCTGGTTAAAACCCTCATCGGGTGAACCAGATTGGGTCTTCGCGCGCCATGACGATGGAACGCATCTTCGCGCATTTCAAAGATCAGCAAGGTCCAAACACCAGCTCATACGATCCTAGTGACCCCGACAGCTACGAAGCCTATCTTCGTTCGATGATGTCGGATAGTAAGGATTATGAAAACGCATTTTTACAAGTCGATAGAAACCAGTCTCAACTTTACTACTATGGATACGAACCTTGGATTGGGCCATATAATCCAGGCTCACCTTACATAGGTGAGGATCCGAACGCTACTATTGGCGAGATTTTAAACAAAGACAACACCAACCAGCCGAATCGCTCGACCTACGTCTCGACTGACGTGCGCGACGCGGTCATGTACATGCTGCCATCCCTGATCCGGCTGTTCGGCGCCTCGGAGAACCCGGTCTATCTGGTGCCGCGCAGCGAGGAGGAGATCGCCTCGGCGGAACAGTCTACCGATTATATCAACTACACGATCTGGAATGATAATCCGGGTTTTTTGATCTTACACGGCGCGATCAAGGACGCGCTGACGGTCAAGACCGGTTTCGTTAAATGGTGGACCGAGGATTTCAAGGAGAAGAGGCGCAAACGGTTTCTCAACATCGGCGTCGATCAGATCAAGATGCTGCTGGCCGAGGACGACACCGCCAGGCTGGTCAGCGTCGGCAGGACTGTTCAGCAGAAACTACCCCCTCCGTTGTCGCCGCCACCACCGCCTGCCCCACAGCCGAATGGCCTGCCGCCGGGTCCACTTGCTGCCGGCGGGCCACCCGCTGGTCCGCCGCCTGGCCCAATGGCCGGAGCTCCACCGCCGCAAATGCCGCCCCCTGGTCCGCCGATGCCGCCGCCTGCGGTCTACGAGCATGCGGTGATCGAATACGAGGTGTCGAAGCCGCTGATCAAGATCGCCGGGGTGCCGCCGGAAGAGATGCGGCTCGATCGCTACGCCCGCACTTGGAAGGACAGCCGGATCACCGGGCATGCGCGCATCGTCGCCGTCGATCAGTTGATCAAGATGGGCTACGACCGCGATCTCTGTCTCGAGCACATCCAGACTTCGGAAAGCCAATTCACCACCGAGCCGCAGTTGCGTAATCCGGCCCGCTTTATGGGCACCCGGATGGGCGATGGGGTGCTCTATGGTGAGTGGTATGTGAAGATCGACAAGGATGGCGACGGCATTCCCGAGCTTCGCTACATCTGCACTTTCGGCGACAATTACGAGATCGTCAACGACGAGGAGGCCAACCGGGTCAAGTTCGCCCTGTTCTCCTGCGATCCGATCAGCCACACCATTGTTGGCGACAGTCTGGCGGATTTCACTGAGGACATTCAGCGCATCAAGACCAACATGATGCGCTCAATCCTCGACAGCGCCGCTGAAAGCATCAACCCGAAGACGGTCATCAACGAATTGGTGGTCGAGGTCGATGATGCGCTCAACGATGACCTCGGCGCGGTGATCCGTACTCGCGGCGACGTCAACAGCGCGGTGATGTACGCCAACGTTCCGTTCCTCGGCCAACAGGCGATGCCAGTGGTCGAGATGCTCAACGACCAACTGCAGCGGCGCACTGGCTTGTCGGACGCGGCCAAGGGGCTGGATCCCAAGGCGCTGCAGTCGAGCACCGAGATCGGCGTCGAGGCGGTGATCAACGGGGCGCAGGAGCGCACTGAATTGGTGGCGCGCATTCTGTGCGAAACCGGGTTCAAAGATTTGTTCACCGGGGTGTTTAACGAAATCTGCGAGAACCCCAACCAGAAGCGGACACTGAAGATCCGCGGCCAGTTTGTCCCTTACGATACTGGGACGTTCGACGCCTCGATGGCGGTCGAGGTCAACCCGAACATGGGCAAGGGGTCCGACATGGTTCGGATGATCGCCCTCAATCAGATCGACCAGAAGCAGCAGATGCTGGTGGCGCAGATGGGGCTCAACAACCCGATCTGCGGCGTCACCGAGATGTTGAACACCCAGACCGACATGCTGGCGCTGGCCAACATCAGGGATGTGAGCCGCTATTTTAAGACCCCCAATCCGCAGCAGCTGCAGCGGATGATGTCGGCGCCGAAGCCGCCCGATCCGATGGCGGTCGCCGCCCAGGCGCAGATCGAGAAGGTTCGCTCGGACAGCGCCAAGTCGCTAGCGCAACAACAGCTCGATCAGTCGAGGCTGATTGCCGATACCCAATTCAAGCATCAGCAACTGCACGCCAAGACGCAACTCGACATCCAGAAGATGGACATCGACGCGCAGAAGGCGGGGCTCGACCACCACGTCCAATTGGCGACGTTGGCCAGCAAGCTCGCCTCCGACGAGCAGGACCGGCAGCAGCAGGATCAGCAGGGCCAGGTCGACATGGCCCAGGCGCAGAACGATGCGGATGCTCAACAGCAGCAGGCGCAGCAGGCTCAGAACGATGTGCAGCTGAAGGCAGTGCAGACGCTGGCGCAGCATCATCAGAACATGGCGAAGATCCAGAGCCAGCATACTCAGGCGATGACGCAAATGGCGGCGCAGCATCATCAGGCGATGTCTGGCCTGCGTTCGCAGGAAGGCCAGACTGGGGCGAAGCTGGTCGCCGGCGCGCTCGACGGCCAGGCTGATCGAGCTCATCAGGCGCAGCAGTCTTCGCTCGACCGTGAGCATCAGGCGCTCACCACCGCGGCAACGCTGCAAACCCAGTCGAAGATCGCCAGGAAGAAGAAATGATCGAACCCCGCTCAGCCGAGGAGATCAAGACCAGGGCGCGCGAGGCGACCGAACTGGTGGAGAACCGCGCCTTTCTCGAATCGGTCGCGGAATTGCGCAAGCAGTGGTTCGGCGAGCTGATGAACCCGAATCTGGTGGAGACGGCGCGCATCGTCGCCCTGGTCGAGCGGCTGCGTGGCCTGGAGGCTATTCCACAGAAGTTGGCCAGCACAATGCGTGATGTCGAATTCACGCCAAGAGGAAGCAATGCCCGAAGGACTTGATTCGGCCGTAACGGCCTTCGCCAACGAGGTCGCGCCGCAAAGCCGGCCGCGCGACCAGGGCGGCAAGTTCGTCGCCACCAAATCAGCGCCGGAGCCGATGTTCGGCGCCCGCGAGATCGAAGGAGATCCGCTGACCGGCGACACGCGCGACGGCGGCGACAACGAGAGGCTCCGTTCACATGAACGTGAAGTCGCCGACGGCCGCGCTGAGCGTCCACCCGCTAGGCGTGAGCCGGAGGACGACGACGTCGAGGAAGTCGAGCAAGAGCCGGAGCGGATCAGCGCCGAGGTTGGCGCCGACGACGATAGCGGCGAAAGGCAGGTCGAACGTCAGGGCGATGACGAAAAGTATGAGGTTACGGTCGATGGGCAGACTCATGAGGTCACGCTCGATGAGGCGCTCGCCGGCTACATCCGTCAGCAGACCTTCCACCAGCGGATGGCCAAGCTCAACGAGCTGCAGGGCGCGCTCGAGGCCGAGAACGGTAAGATAAACGCTAATTGGCAGATGTGGCACAAGGCGCGCGCCGCTTACGAGGAAGACCTCGGCAACATGATTCCGCATGAGCCGAACTGGGATGAAGCTTTCGCCAGGAACCCGGCCCAGGCGCATGCCGACCAGAAGGTTTACCGCGTTCTCTACGCTAAGTTGTCGGCGTCCCAGCAGGCGCGCGCCGAGCGCGAGCGGCTCGATCAGGAGGAGGCCGATAGACGCCTGCAGAAATACGCGGTAGATGGATTCGCCAAGTTCGTCGCGATGCACCCCAGGGCGCTTCCCGATGAAGCCGCGCTGAAGAAGAACCTCCAGTCGATGCGTCGTACCGCAATGGCTGTTGGCTTCAGCGAAGCCGAAGTCGCCACTGTTTACGACCCGCGAATGCTCACGGTGTTGTTAAAGGCGAGCAAGTACGACCGTATGATGGCGGCTGGGCCCAGAGCCGTCATCCCAGGCAAGGGCAAGACGTTGACCCCCGGCGCCGCTACCCCCCTTGGTGGGAATGGACGCCGGAATGGCTTCGACGATGCACAGCGCCAGTTGGCGCGCAGCGGCAAACTTTCGGATGCTGTGGACGTGTTTCGACGAATGCTATGAGGAGTCAACGATGCCCAAGGTTACCAATGCATTCACCACCTATGAGGCGGTAGGCAATCGTGAAGACCTATCGAACGCTATCTACAATATCGACCCGTTCGATACGCCGTTCATGAGCGCGGTTCGCCGGCGCAACGTCAAAAACAGGACGTTCGATTGGCAAACCGAGTTCCTACCGATCGTCAACGCCAACAACGCGCAGGTCGAAGGTTTCTCGCTCGCCAATGCGCCGGCGCAGCCGACCATCCGGCAAAACAATGTCACTCAAATTTCCGAAAGAGACGCCACTGTTTCTGGCTCGCAGGAGGAGTCAGACGCGGCCGGCAAGTCGTCGGAAATGGCGCACCAGATGGCGATGGCCAGCAAGGTGCTCAAATCCGACATGGAGGTCATCGCCTGCGGCCGACAGGCGCGCAACAACGGCGACGACACTACGCCGACCGCGAGGACGACCGAAGCCTTCGCTCACTGGCTGGCCCGGGCCCGCGACAAGACCGGCGCGGTCGCCGGCGCGGTGGCGCCAGGCACGATTACGACTGGCCTTCCCACTCTAGCCACCGACGCCTTCCCGGCGCCGGGCTCGCCTGTCCCAATTACCGAGGCGATGTTGGGAGATGCGATGCAGAAGGCGTACACCAATGGGGCGAGCCCATCGCTCTGGATTGTGCCGCCAGGGCCGAAGCGGACCGTCAGCACCTTCGTCGGCCGGTCGACCACTCAGGTCTTGGTGGGCAAGACCGAGGTGGTCAGCACGGTCGATGTGCTGGCGACTGATTTTGGCCGGATCAAGTGCGTTCCTTCGCGCTGGGTGCCGGTCGACGTCGGACTGCTGATCGATCCGGATTATGCCGCCATCGCCTACTTCAGGTCGTTCAGGCAATATCTCATGGCAAGAATAGGGGACGCTGAGACCCGTATGATCGTAGCAGAATGGGGTTTGGAAATGCGCAACCCCTTAGCTCACGTCCTGTTTAACGGAATCACGAAGTAACGCCGTTCACCTCCCAGACGGCGCACCTCGCCGGTTGGCGGCCCTCGTCGCTCACCGGCGGTTTTTAAGGTCTTATGGTTATGGGCGAGGCGCGCAGAAAATATTTCGCTCAAAACGGTGTTTCACGCGAAACAATTACCGACAACGATGCGCCTGATCGCATTACTGTTCATGTGCAACAAGATGTGGAGCCCGTTCTCGACTCGATAGCGCGCGACCGCGAGATCATGCCGAACAATGGCGCGAACAAGCTGCTCGGCCGCCTGCCGCTGATCATCGTCGAGGATCTGATTAAGCGAGAAATCTACGACGACGGTCCGAAGTTCACCAAGTGGTGGAACTCGTCTGAAGCCGACCCGTGGAGGATCTGGCATGGGCGGGTTTAGTGGACGACTACGCCCTCAAGCCGCTCTATTTCGGCCCGGTCACCATCTGCGCTGTCCTTCTGATCGGCGGCTATGTGGCGTTGCTCGGCTATCAGGCGTGGATGCAGGGCGACGACTTCCGCGCGCCGATTCGCGACATTCTGGCGCTGGTGATCGTCATCGCGTTCATGGGGGTGGTCGCCTATCTGTTCGTCGGCAAGCCGAACGAAGCGGCCGACATCCTGATCGGCGCGCTGATTGCAGCGTTCAGCGCCATCGTCGCGATGTACTTCAAGATCGGCGGTGACAAGTGACCCCTCACTTCACCCTGGTCGAGTTCACCGACAGCCAGACCGCGGCGCGCCGGGGCATCGACAACGCGCCGCCGGCCCGGGAGCGTAAAAACCTGCAGCGCACCGCCGAGACGATGGAGAAGGTCCGCACCCTCCTCGGCGATCACCCGGTGCTGATCAGCTCCGGCTATCGCAGTCCGCCAGTCAACGCGGCGGTCGGCGGCAGCAAGAACAGCGCGCACATGAGCGGCCTGGCGGTCGACTTCAGTTGCCCGGGCTTCGGCACGCCGAAACAGATCTGCAGAAAGCTCGCGCAGCATATGAAGGAACTCGAGATCGATCAGCTGATCCATGAATACGATACCTGGGTGCATCTCGGCTTGAGCGCCGGCAAGCCGCGCTACATGGCGATGACCATCGACAGCAAGGGCACGCGCAACGGATTTGTGTGATGAGCATCATTGGAATCGTTCTCGTTGTTCTTCTGATTTTGATTCTGCTCGGCGGCCTTGCGCCGCTCGGTTGGCATGGGGCGCCCTACGCCTATGGCTATGGCTTTCATCACGGCGGCATCGGGGTGATCGGCGTGTTGTTGATCGTCTTGCTCATCCTGGCTTTAACGGGGCGGGTATGACCGACTTCAGTGATTTTTGCGCCCAGCTTAAGGATTACGCCAATCGCAGCGACTGGTCGGACGCGCTGGTCACTTCGTTCGTTAGAAACGCTGAGGAGAAGCTGAACGCCGAACTGCGCATCGACCGGATGATCTGCACAGTGACCAACAACGTCACTCAGATGTGCGCTGCGCTGCCCGACAATTGGCTGGCGTCGGATTTCATGGAGATCCAGGACGGCACGACTCCGTCTGGCTGGCGACCGATCCGTTATGAGCAGCGCGACCGTTTCTTCAAGTTGCCGATCAGCCCCTATTCTGGCACCTACAAGACGTCGGCCTCGACCATGTACAAATACACCATCGAGGGGCGAACCATCTTCTTCGGCGGCGCCGTCGACGAGATCGAGGGCACTCAGTTCAAATTGCATTACTACAACGAAGTCCCGGTCTTCTCCGACACTCAGGATAGCTGGGTCTACACCAAATTCAATGCGCTCTATCGCTGCGCGGCGCTGATGCACGCCGATCTGCATGCGGTGGGAGAGGAGGACAAGGCCGGTGGGCTGAAAATGCTCTGTGAGGATATGATTCAGAAGCTCAACGACAATTGGAAGCGCGCTCGAGCGTCGGGTTCGCTACTGGCGCGCGGAAGGGTTCGGTCCTTTGGCTGACAATCAATGGATCGTCGACGGTCTGCCGCTCGACAACGAGTGGGATCCGTCGTGCGGTTGCGCCAAGCCGAGCGACCGCACCTCGACGGTCGACAACATCCAGATCACCGGCTCGCCAGGCGGCGTCACCTCGGTTCAGAACGACCAGGCTTTGTGGGCGGTCATTCTCAACGACGGCACGCCGCAAGCTGATTTCGCCATTCAGCGATTTAACAGCGGGCAGTTAGTCGACACGCCGATGACCATCGAGCGCGCCACCGGCATTGTGACATTTCACGACCCAGTGATGCTATCCGAAGATCCGGTCGATCCGATGGAGGCGGTGACCAAGGAGTATGTCGACACCAAGGGCGGTGTTCTAACGTGGAACGCGCGCGCCGGCGACGTCACTATGACGTCGACCGACGTTATGACGGCGCAGGGCTATTCATCTTACGACGCAGCCAATCCAGCCGGTTATCAGACTCAACAGCAAGTCACCGACGCGATCAATTTCGCGGTGCCGCAGCCGTCGAACAATTTTCCGCTGATGGACGGAACCGCGGCGCCGGGGCAGACCAACCAATGGGCGCGCAGCGATCACGTTCACCCGACCGATACCTCGCGTTATGCCGCATCGAATCCGTCTGGTTTCCAGACTTCGGCACAGGTCACCGCGTCGCTCAGCAATTATTTGCCGCTCGCAGGAGGCACGCTGACCGGCAATCTGTTTGTCCCGACCCTCGTCGCCACGACCGGCATTGCTGGGACGAGCGGCGGGGCGCCGCCGGTCCTATTCACCGATCCGCCGGCGGCCGACAGTTCGTTGATGGTGCCGTCTACGCGCTGGGTTCAGGCGAGGATTGCCTCTTTCGGCAGTTCGGTCAGCATCAGCGATACGCCGCCGGCAAGTCCGAAGGTCGGTGATCTGTGGTGGGACAGCGTCGGTGGCCAATTGTACGTCTGGTACGCGGACGCCAATTCGAGCCAATGGGTGGTCGCCAACAATGGTGGAGCGCCGCCGACCATCGACACGCATTACCGCAACCGCATCATCAACGGCGACATGGCGGTCGATATTCGCAACGGGGGCGCACTCATCGCTATGCCCGCCGCTGGCGGATACATTATCGACCGCTGGAAGTTCTTGTCGAACATAGCGTCGAAGGGGCAAGCAGGGCGCGTCGCCATAGCGGCTCCATCGATCCTGCCGTTTCCGTACAGCCTGCAATTCATCACCCAGACTGCTTATGCTAGTCCAGCGGCGGGCGATGTGGCGAGATGCGCTCAACTCATTGAGGGGATCAATTTTAATGACGCCCAATGGGGAACGGCGCTGGCGCAGCCCGTTACGCTTGAGTTCTGGGCAAATGCTGGTCTTGCCGGAACCTACAGCGTTGCGGCGACTAACGTTGCCCTCAATCGGTCTTATGTCTCCACCTTCACCCTTCCGGCTGGCAATTGGACGAAGATCAAGCTTAACATTCCCGGCGATCAAAGCGGAACGTGGGCCGTCGCTGACGCTGCTGCGGCGCTTAGTTTATCGTTCGCATTGTGTATAGGATCGACTTACCAGACCGCGACGCTCAACCAATGGCAGGCTGGGGCATTTCTCGCCGCAACTGGCGCAACTAATGTGTTTGCCTCGACCTCAAATTATCTCGCACTAAGCGGCGTTGCGCTGATGGTCGGCGCAGCGGCAAGCAATGCCGAACCTGAGTTCCGCAAGTTTTCTGATAACCTGATCGACTGCCAGCGGTATTATCAGAAATATGTGCAAGTAATGGCGAGTGGATATAATGCCGCAGGAGCAAATGTATTAGTTCAGTTTTTATTGTCGCCTCAAATGCGAGCTAGTCCGACAAGTGGGTTTGGAGCGCCAGCCTATGCCAATGCCTCTGGACTTGCTGTTAATGAAGTTAACCTTGATAATTTGAGATTGCAAGCAACGATTACGGCGGTTGGTTATGGATATGGGGTGGCGTCACCATTAACTTTAGACGCGGACTTCTGACCATGTTGGATTTCCCCGCCTCCCCCACTCTCAATCAGATCTTCACCGCCCCCAACGGCTCGACTTGGCGATGGGACGGAATCAAGTGGGCCACGACCTCGGCCGGAACCGCTTTCCTGCCGCTTGCGGGCGGAACGATGACCGGGCCGCTGATCCAAGCCGCCGATCCGGTGCAGCCGCTCGGCAGCGCGACCAAGCAATATGTCGACGCGACGAACATCCGCTACCGCAACCGCGTCATCAACGGCGACATGTCGGTCGATATTCGCAACGGGGGCGCGCTGGTCGCCGCGCCCGCTGCGAACACCTACATCATTGACCGTTGGAAACTCAACGCCAACATCGCCAGCAGGGGCAACGTCGGGCAAGGCCCCATGGGAGCGGTAGCGCAACCGGCGACTGGTGGTTTTCAGTATTGTCTGACATGGCAGACAACAACGGCTTACACCCCGGCAGCGGCTGATATTCTGAATTGGATACATTTCGTTGAAGGCTGCAATTTTAACGACGCGATGTGGGGGACCGCCAACGCGCAGCCAGTTGTTATAGAGTTTTGGGCGCAGGCCAGCATTGCTGGGACTTATGCAGTAGCATTACGAAACAATACAAACGCTCGCTCTTACGTAGCGACTTTTACGCTTCCCGGCACATGGACGAAGGTTCGGCTCAATATTCCCGGCGACACGGCGGGAACATGGGCGGTGGCTAATAACGCCTTTGCAATCACTCTTACTTTCAATCTTGGCGATGGCTCTAACTTCGTTACGACGCCGAACGCGTGGCAGGCGGGCAATTTTTACACCGCTGCGGGCGTCGTCAATCCGGTCGCTACCCTCAACGCTTACCTCTACATCACGGGCGTTGCGCTGATGGTTGGCGCGGCGGCAAGCAACGCCGAGCCTGAGTTCCGTAAGTACAGCGACAATCTGATCGACTGCCAGCGGTATTTTAATAGAGCGCAAGTTGCGTTTAATGGTTATTCAACACCAGGTAGTGCCTATGCAAGTGGCTATTTTGGGACGAACCTGCGGGCTAGCGCAACTTTTACGCTTCTTACCAACAATTCCTCCAATTTCACCATTTCGAGTTATGCAAATTTGTTGGGATTTAACGGCGTGACGGTAGTCGGGAATGTAACGGCGACAGGGAATTACGGCATCAATCTCAACGTTGCAGCTGACGCGGATTTCTGAGGCAAAACCATGCGGCTCACTTACACATCTCCCGAAGAAAACACCATCAGGGTCACGCTCGACGAAGGCGAGAGCCTCGATGATCTCGTTGGCCCGATCGAGGCTTTTGTCCCGACTGACGAAGACAACAGGCACTTTGCTACAATCCGAGTTGAGGGCTTGGAGATCTACCGCTACGCAGCGCCGATGGTGAACGACATTCTTGGTCCTCGTTTCCGGTAGAGGGGAATCCATTGGCAGAAACGCTCACTCATAACTTCGGTTGGACGAAGCCTGACCCCGGGGCAAGCGCGAACACTTGGGGCGCGACGCTCAACGCGACCACCGACAAGATCGACAATCAGTGCTTCCTCAACCAACAGTCGGGCGTGCCCATCGGTTCTGGCGCTTTGTGGTTTACCAACACGCCGCCGACCAATTGGTTGATCTGCCAGGGTCAGTCGCTCGCCACCGCGACTTATCCGGCTTTGTTCGCGGTGATCGGCTACGCCTTTGGAGGTAGCGGGGCGAATTTCAATCTGCCGAGCTTCACAGATCGATTCCCGATTGGCGTCGGCGCCAACGCGCTCGCTGCGACCGGCGGCGCGGCGAGTGTCGCGCTCGCCACGACGATGATTCCGGCGCACGCCCATCCGATCACCGACGTCGTGCACAATCACACCATCAACCAAACGGCGCACGCCCATGGCGATCCTGGCCACACGCACGGCGCATCCGGATCGCAGGACGCGCATAGTCATACGATCCCTGGGAGCGCAGGGTATGGCATCGGAGCGACCGCGCCGCCCAATCCGCTTGTCAATCAGGGCTCGACCCCGACCTCGACTGTGCAGCCCAACGTCTATGTCAACGTCGCCGCAGCCGGGACCGGCCTTCAGGCGGCCAACGCTAACGTCTCGCTCAACGCTTCCGGCACCGGCTTGTCGACCACCCAGAACGCTGGCGGCGGCGCGGCGCATGAAAACCGGCCGCCGTTTCTCGGCGTTAACTTCATCATTAAATTTCAATGAGCACTAAATTTACCGCCCTCGAAATTCCTCCCGGCGTCGTCGCTACGGCGACGAAGAAGATGCGTTCCAGCAACTGGGCGGAAGTCAATATGATGCGCTGGCGTGAGGGCCAGATGACTCCGTTCGGTGGCCAGTCGCGATATACCAACGTCGTTGGCGGGGTGGAGCAGTATGTCTTCGCCTCGCGCTGTAAGATGATCCACGGATGGTTTGGGCTAGATGGGCAATATCATATAGCCTATTTGTGCGAGACGGGGCTCTACGTCGACACTGGCGGCACGCTGTACAACATCACTCCGGCGGGCGGCATCGCCGCGCCGAGCGGCCTGGTCGGCGGCTTTGGCGACGGGCTTTATAGCGACAGCGCCTATGGCACGCCGCGCGCCATCCCTGGCTCGGTCGCCATCACCAAGGTGCCAGACGCCTATTCTCTCGACAATTTCGGCTCGATCCTTTACGCCATGACCTCGGCCGATGGTCGTCTCCTGATGTGGGATCCGGCGGTTGGCGGGCCCGCGGTCGTCCAGCCGCCAGCAAGCGGTCGCGGGCCGGTGCCGCATGGCCGCTGCTTCGTGGTGACGCAAGAGCGGTTCATCATGATCTTCGGCTCGACCCAGGACGGAACGACCGGCGGCGGCTCGTCGCGGCGTTTCGCCTGGTGCGACCAGGAGAACCCCGGCGCTTGGGATTACTCGAGCGTCACGTCGCAAGCTGGTTTCCTCGACATCGAGCCGGCAAGCCCGATCATCTGCGCCATCGCGACTCGCGTTGGCGTCCTCTCTTGGACCGCCAAGAAGGTCTACGCCTCGAGGTTTCTGGGCAGTCCGTATATTTATAATTACGCCGAACTGGCTGACGGCACGACGCCGTGGTCGCCGCAGTCGATGTGCACCACCTCGTCGCTGACGTTATGGTTCTCCGAGCAGGGCATGTTCAGCTACGACGGCACCTCGGTGCTGCCGGTGGGCTGCAAGGTTCGACCGTGGATCGACGACAACATCGATCCGATCTCGGTGCGAGAGCTCTCCTTCGCCTGTCATGTCGGTGAGTTCAATGAATGGTGGTGGTTCTTCCCGACGCTCAACAGCCCATTCAACACGCGTGCCGCGGTTTACAACTATAAAGAAGGCTGGTGGACGCAGGCGCAGTTGTCGCGCTCGGCTGGGATCACCTCGAGCTACACTTCACACCCGATCATGACCGACGACACGGTCGCCTTTCAGCATGAGGTCGGCAACGTCTACGCCAACTTGAACATGCCGGTGGTGTTGCCGTTCGCGGAATCGTTCGACCTCAACCTGACCTCTGGCGCGCAGCTGATCACTGTCAAGCAGATGATCCCCGACGTCGAGGCGGTCGACGCCTCCGATCCGACTGCGGTCAACAATATCATCGGCAATCTGCGATACAGCTTATTCTACAGGAACAGCCGCTCTTTAGGCCTGCCGGAACTGCAGACGCCGTGGATCACGCCGCGTTCGGACGGCTTCGTCGATTTTCGCACCACCGGCCGGGACATCCGGTTGCGCCTCGACGTCGCGAGTTCGGTGGTCGAGCCTTTCACGTTGGGCCAGCATCTTGTGGATGCTATTCCAAGGGGCGACCGCTAATGGCGACCTTCCCAACCGCGCCCGGCGAGCAACCGCCGCCGACAATCCCGGCGATCCCTGATCAATCGCCGCAGTTGATCAACTATCTGCAGACTTTCGCGCTGTGGTGCCGCAACGGTTTCAGGGCCAAGCTCGACGCCAATGTCGCGCTGCCGGGGATCATGATGCAGGCCAACGACGCTCCAGCGGGGACGGCGCCTGTTATCTGGCGTCTCGAGGTCAACACCGCCGGGCAATTCATCGCCTCGCGCGTCCCGCTCGGAGGCGGACGCCCATGACCGCGCACGTCCCTCATCCGTATGTGAAAAAGTTAGATAGAATTTTAGACCGGATGGGCGGGCTTTATCTGGCGAGCGACATTCTGCGCCTGGTGCGCGAAGGCCGGATGCAGATGTTCGCCGAAGGCGACAGCATCGCGGTCACTCAGATCTGCAATTTCCCCCGCGGCAAGGTGCTGGAGATCATCGCGGTGGTCGGTGATATCAATGACCTCAGAACGCTGCATGATCGGCTGCTGATTTTCGCCGCCGAGATCGGCGCAAGCGTCATTCAGGCGTTCGGCCGCAAGGGCTTCATGCCCGACGCCGAACGGCGTGGGTGGCGGGTGAAAGCCCGGTCCTTCGTCTATCAAAGGGACATGTGAGATGAGCAGCGGCACGTCAACGCAACAAACAGATAGCTCGTCTGTAACGCAAATACCAGCCTGGATGCAGCAAGCAGGTGAGCAGAATTACGCTTACGCCCAGGACGTCGCCGGGCTTCCCTTGCAGCAATATCAAGGTCAGATGGTGGCCGACACCGCGCCGCAGACCCAGCAGGCGTGGAACCTGGCGGCGAGCTCCGGCAACGTCGGCGGCGATCAGTATAACGCCTCGACCGCCGGCGACCTCAACGCGCTCGGGCAGACCATCAATCCGATAACAGCGTCGCAGATCTCGCAGCAGAACCTGTCGCCGTACATGAATCCCTACACCCAAAGCGTGATCAACACGACGCTGCCCTTAATGCAGCAACAGAACGCCCTGTCGCAGAACCAGCAGGCGAACCAGGCCAACGCCGCCAACGCCTTTGGCGGCTCGCGCCAGGGCGTGCAGCAGGGCGTCGCCCAGGCGCAGGGCGCGCTCAACATCGGCCAGATGGCCTCGCAGCTCAATCAGGCCAACTTCCAGCAAGCGCAGGCCGCCGCCGGGACCGACGTCGCCTCGCAGAACGCCGCCAAGGCGGCCAACCAGACCGCGGCGCAGAACAAGATCAACAGCGACATCCTCGCCTCGCAGGGCCTCACCACCACTGGCAATTCGCTTAATACGGCCAACCAGCAGCAGTTCAACAACCTGATGACCGCCGGCGCGAGCCAGTCGATGCAGGCGCAAAACCAGATCAACAGCCAGATAGCCAAGTTCCAGCAGGCGGTCGACTACCCGCAACAGCAGCTCGGGACGCTGTTGTCAGCGCTTGGCATGACGCCGCATGACACCTCGACCACCGGCTCGCAGACGACCGAGACGACCACCCCGACCGACTGGGCGTCGATCCTGACCAACGGGCTGAACGCTGGCGCCAATCTGTGGAAGGCGGCCTCCGACAAGAAGATCAAGAAGAACATCGTCTCGCTCGGGTCCGACCCGCTCACCGGGGTGCCGATCAAGAGCTTCAACTACAAGGGCCAAGCCCCCGGCGCTCCGAAAGTCATCGGTCCCTTGGCGCAGGACATCGAGAAGGCGGCGCCTGGATCCACCTCGAAGGTGGGCGGCGTCATGCATGTGCCGGTGGGCGTGCTCGCCAGGGCGACGCCGAGTGTCGCCGCACATCCGTCTTTCTCAGCCAATCAGATGATGCCCAACATAGCGACGATCAGCAAGGCGCTAACCAATCCCCGTGCTGGCGCGCGCGCCGGAGGTCTCGCCAACACCAAGCGGCGTATGCCGATGGGGGCGCTGAGTGGCGCTTGACCTTAATTTTAATCCAACCTTCGGCGACCCGATCAGCAAGATGCGGGCCGACGCGGAGGCCCAAGGGATCAAGACCCACTTCACCTCCGGCGTGCGCTCGGCCGAAGATCAGCGTCAGCTTTACGCCAACTACATTGCCGGGCGTTCGGGCCAGCCGTTGCCCTATCCGGAGCGCGGCGCGGTGCCGCTGGCGGCGAAGCCGGGCACGAGCCTGCATGAGCGCGGCCTAGCCGCGGACCTCGAGGCTGACGATCCTAGCCAGCAGGCCGCGCTGTGGGCGCTCGCACCGAAATACGGATTGACCGCGCTCGGAGCGAAGGATCCGGAGCACTTTCAACTTGCGAGCAACGCCATGGTGAGCAGACCGCACGACACGAGTAGCAGCGACAGCAGCGCTGCCGCGCCGGTCGACTTTCGCAACAGCGTCTACCAGACCTTGATCGGCAAGGGGCTCAACCCCCAACAAGCCATGGGGGCAATGTACAGCCTGATGGGGGAATCAGGCCACGGCCTCGATCCCTCGAGCTTCAATCCGAACGACCCGGGCGGGGCGATGGGCTTTGCCCAATGGACCGGCGATCGCCGCGCCGGCCTGCAGGCGACCGCCAAGGAAATGGGGCTGAAGGAAAACGACCCGACCGCGCAGCTCGCTTATTTCAATCAGGAACTCGACGGCAAGTACAAGGGGGTCATTCAGCGCATCAAGGATAGCGCCTCGAGCGCCGCCGACGCGACCCGGATCTGGACCTCGGACTTCGAGGCGCCGAAGGTCAACAATTGGCAGGCGCGCTTCGCGCAGGGGTCGCAGATCGGCAAGGTCGGCGATGACGGCGCTCCAACGTGGACGACCGCGCCAGCCACCACTACGCCCGATGCGCCGGCGGCCCCACCCAAGACGGTCGGCGACGCGCTCGCGGCGATCACCAAGCAGGGAACCGACGCCAAGGGCAATGAGACCCAAAGCCCACTGCAACAGCTCGGTGCGGCGTTCTCGCCCAAGCAGCAGCAGCAGCAGCAAGGCCCCTCGACGCCGATGCTGCAGGCGCCGCAAGACAATAGCGCCATGCTGGCGCAGCCGTCGCAGCAGCTCATGCAGCAGGTGATGGCGGCGTCAGCCAAACCGCTATCATGGCAGACGACGCCTTATGGCTCCGGATCGGCCGGGCCCATCGGCACAACCCTCAACTCGTATGGGGTCAGCTAATGTCCCAACAGGATGTGATCAACGCCGAGATGATGGGCGGGATGTACGGCCCCAACCCCTATTCGGCCTACCAGGGCCGGATTCCCCTGCCTGGATATCGCGGCACGCCGACCGACGCGATGGGCAACCCCATCGCTCCGTCGCAGGGCACGACGTTGAATTCGACGCCAGCCGCCGTTGCCGCGCCAGCTGCTGCGGCGCCGACGGCCGACCCCAACGCGGGTCTACGCGCCTCGCTGGCGGGCCAGGGAGGTTATCAGGGCAATCCCCAGCTGTTCTCGTATCTCGCCAACCAGGGGCCATCCCCAGGCCAAACGGCGTCGCTCGCAGCCATGGGCTATCCCGTGTCCACTACAGGAACAGGGGCGAACACAGCAGGAACAGCGAGCCCGGCGAGCCCGGCGCAGGGTTCATGGATGGACGCGACTGGGCTTCTGTCGAACCCAGGCAAGGTGACCACCCCGGGCGCCACCGTGCCGCAGTCGACCGTCGGCTCGCAGCCCAGCGTGCTGCAGCAGTTCCTCTCTAACCAGAAGGGCGGGAGTGGGGCTGGCGGCTATAACAACGCGGGGTTCTTCGATACGCTAAACGCGCTCGGGAGCAGGTGACATGCCCGTTGGTTTCGGCGGCCTCGTTACCGAGGCGCTCAGCGGCGGCGATCTCAACCAGCAGCTCGCTAACGCCCTCGCTGGCCCTAACCCCACGCCAAATCCGAACGCTCCCCCCGGAGCGGCGCCGCCGACCGCGCCGGCGCCCGGCCAGACGCCGGCCCAGTCCTACGCCCCTGACCCGCAGAACGCCAACACCATTGCGCTCCTGCTCAAAGTTCATCAGCAAGACGCGATCAGCAACGATCTGAACCGCAACATCGCCGGGATCGCCGCCGGCTTTGGCACCGCTCAGCAGCAGCATGACAAGCAGGAGGCGCTCAACCACATGGGGCCGGGCGACGATCGCTTGGCCGCGCTGCAGAACATCGAGCAGATCACCGGCGAGCAGACAAAGCAGAACGAGCACGCCCGCTTCATGGCTGGCGCCGACCTTCTGGGCCAGCAGATCCTCGGCCTCAAGCCCGGCCAAGGCGCGACAATGGCGGCCGGCGGCCTGATGCCGCAACTCCTCCAATCGCACTTCCAGGGCCTGCAGCCGACCGACGCGATCAAGGACTACAACGCCGCGCGCCAGGCGCTGCGCGAACAGGGCTTGTCGGAAGACGAGATCAACCAGCGCATCCCGCCCGACATGCTGGTCAGCGCCATCGGCGGCCAGACGCCGGTGGAGAAAGACCTGCGCAACGACATTCGAATGTGGAAGGCGGCTCACCCGGACGGCACCACCGAGCAGATGTACGCCGAGCACCCCGGCTGGACGACGCTGACCGGCTACGCCGCCGAGAAGGCCGAGGAAACCAAGACCGCAGCCGTCGCCGCCACCGACAAGCTCAATTCCAAGGCCAACCTCTCCGACGTTGAAAAGACCAGCAAGCCGATCACCGACAATCTCGACGACCTGATCAACAACTTCGATCACACGGTTACGGCGATCAAATACCCGGAAGTGGCTTCCGGGGCGATCGGCCGCGGGTTCGGCGCAGCTGGCCTCACCGATCAGAAGACGCTCGATATGCGCGTTGCTCTCAACACGCTGCAGCAGCAACTGAAGAGCGACTCAATGCACAACATGAAGAACATCCGCACCCAGCGGGAGTTCGACGCAATTGGCGGGGCGGCGAGCGGCATCTTCGATCCGAACAATTCGCCGGAGAAGATCAAGCAGGGGCTGTTGGATCTCAAGACCCGTTTCGGCCTCGCGCACGCCAACGCCATCGCTTCGGCCGGCGGCGAGGTGCCAGCCGAATACGCCGATCAGGTCAATCGGGATTATCTCACCAAGGGAAGCCCGCTCTACAATGGAGCGACAGTGGAGAAGGTGCCCGACTTCAGCGGTATGACCGGTCCGCAAGCCGATGCGGCGGTCGCCGCGCTGCCGCCAGGCGGCAAGTTCAGGGGTCCGGACGGTAAGATCCACACGAGGAACTGAGATGGGCTGGCAGGACGATTCCACTCCGGTGCTGCCGACAGATGCGGGCGCAAAGTCGTCTACGGCGACTGACCAGCCCGGCTTCTGGTCAAATCAGCTCGGACCGCTGGCGCCAGTGTTCGGCCTGCCAAAGCCGAAGATGTCGCCGCCAATGACCGTCGGAACGATCCTCGATATCGGCCGTCGCGCCGCCGATCAGGTTCCGTTCGTCGGCAATTATCTCGATGAACAAGGCGCTCAAGAGCGGCTTAAGGGCACCGCCTATGAGGGCGCCGGCGAGGCGCTCGGCATGGCGGCGACCGCTGCGGGCGCGGAGGCGGTCGGAGCTGGGCGGTACATCGCCTCGAAAGCCGGTCCCTTGATCAGTAAAGTCATTCCCAATCAGAGGATAGCTGATTTCCTGGCCGGGCGCGTAGGCGGCGCGGCCGAGCAAGGCACGATCGCCGCAACTGGCTCAGCCGGTCATGGCGGCAGCGCCAGCGACGACCTCAAGGCTGGATTGATTGGCGCGGTGACCGGCGCGGCGACCGGCCCGGGCGGCTCGAAGACGACGCCTGTAACCCCGCCGACCAGCGATCTCGAGCAATTGAACAAGACAGCCTGGACTAAAGCCGAGAACACCCCGGTCAACCCGCAGGCGGTCGCCAATCAACTTGGTTGGACGAAACAGAACCTGACGCCGGGCGAGAGAACGGTGATGAGCGGCGGTCTAGGCACAGCGGTCAACAAGGCCGGTAGGGAGGCGCTCAACAGCAAATCGATGAGCGCCGACGACGTGTCGAAGTTTCAAGATGCGCTGTGGAACGCCGCGCGCAACGACGTCGGCCTGTGGCGCAGCCCGGCTGACCAGATGCTCGCTTCCAAGTTCTCCGGCGCGCTCGACACTGCGCTCGGGCCCGCCCTGCCGGTGGTTCAGGAGGCGAACAAGGCGACCGGCGCGATGAAAACCGGCAAAGAGATCGACAACTGGCTAACCAATCCCAGCGCCGCGCCGAAGCAGATCCAAGGGGCGCTCGCCAAGGATCCGGATTTCTACAACCATCAGCCGGGGCTACGTGAGCAGTTGACCAACATCGCCGCCAAAGCCAAACCAGACCCGAGTGTCAGCCAGGCGGTTGGCAGCGAGATCGCCAAGCGTCTGACCGGCGCCGCAATCGGGACTGGGGCCAGTTATGCCTTCGGGGGCGGTTTGCCGGGAGATCTCGCCGGCGCAGCGGTCGGCGCTGCAATCCCGAGCGCCGTTTCGAAGTTTAAGACCAACCAGATTCGCAACAGCCTGCTCGCCGCCAAGCACCTCAACGCCACCGGCCTGAAGCTCGACCCGAGCGAATTCGGCTCTGGAACGGTGCAGTCAGGGCTAGATTTGTTGCGTCAGGGCGCCTACGGGGCCGGCGCGGCCGGGAAGTTCTAGTTATCCCACAGCCCAAGCTTCTCGCCGAGAACAGTGACGCAGAGAGAAGCGATAGCGGCCACCGGGAGAACAACGAGCACGACGTAGAGAAACTGATCCATTTTTGGCATTCCTTTAAAGAGCGGGAGGGCGACAATCGCCCTCCCTAGCGTTGGCCCGACACGATCTTCCGGAGAAAATCTTTGGTTCGGGGGGTGGAACCTCAAGCCAGCGCGTTCATGGTTTCCCACCGCGCCCATTGGGAATGAAGACGCCATCAATCTCGCAAGGCAGGTCGGGATCGTCCATCAATTGTCTGATTGCCTGTTTGAGACTAGCGTCTTGGCGACGGCGAACTGCGGGAATCAGTCGCAAGAGCCGTTGCCAAAACGTGCGTTGTTTTAGGTAAATCATTCACGAAGCACCGCGACCCAGCCGGTGAAAATCAAAACGCCGCCCGGGGCCGCAAGCACCAACCAGCCAACGAAGCTACCCGTTAGCCGCCACATGATCAGCGAAAGTATGCAGGCGAGCGTGCCGTTGACGAGAAGTCCGCGCGCCATAGCCGATCCCCATAATGGCGAAGCCTAACGCCATCATAACCCAAGTTTGCGTTTCTGGGATCACCGCGATCGCGCCTGGAACCGAGAATTCGATCTGCTTGAACTCATTCCACGCGCCGCCGTCGCCCGTCACCGAGACGATCACAGATCTAACCAAGACGCCGGGATCGACCAGCTCGTCGAAGCCGAGCACGCCGAAGTCCCGGCCGTTGGTGTTAAGGCCAGTGAAGGTATGAGACGCCGTCGTGCCGTCAGCGAAGTTGACGGTCAAATCAAGATGACCGTTGTAAGCGCCAAGATTATCGATCTGACCCCTGAACAACTCGCCATCGAAACCGACGAACGGCGTGCCGTCTGGCAAGGTCGTCGAAGGCCCAGGCGAGAACCGATACGCGGTCAGCGTATTGGTGAGCTTGCCTGCGTCCACGCTCTTGAAGTTAGCGAACCCCGAACCGTCCGTTTCAAAGTCAGAGTTAGCCACCGACACGATATTGTCGAACGCCTGGTCGTTAGATCCCAAACTGCCGTCGATGGTCTGGGTTGTCGTCCGGGTTTTGTCGACGAACATCTTAATGTCGTCGCCATCATTCGCCTGATTATCGGACGAACAACCGGAGATCCAGACGATGTTGCCGACCGTAATATTGCCTGAACAGGTGGCGAATGCCGGGGTTGCCCCAAGCGCCGCGAGTATGGTAGTAGCCAAAAACAAGCTTTTCATGATTTCTTCTCCTCAAGGTGGGGGCCGCGCCAATCGCGGCCCTTCTTTTTTTCTAGATCGTCGCCAAACGCGAATTACGCTTACGCTTTACGCCAAACAGAGCCATCGCCCCGAAGCCAAGCGCCATCATCGCCCAGGTGCGCGGCTCGGGGATGGCGTTCAGTGTCTGCATGTTCTGATCAAACCCAGTGATCGAGCCGCCAGCGATCAGATGAAGCGAGGCGCCCTCGGTCATCGAGAATGGACCGGACGCGCTGAAGGCCGAGAGCTTGGTGCCGGAGAACGAGTCGGGATCGGTCGTCGGCGTGCCGGTGACCGTATCGAGCAGCGTGCCAGGGGTGTTGAGCGGATTGGCCCCCTGCGCGTTGTTCGGATCGGCCCAGAATTGGACCGAGGACGGCCCAGAGCCAATAGCGTTGTTGAAGGTGAGCGAACCGCTCTCCTGAACGTCGGTCACCGGCCCGGCGAAATTGGTGTCCGAGGCGAGCAGGGTGATGGTGATTGGAGCGCCGCTCTGGTTGACGATCTGATTACTCGAAAGCTGCAACACGTCAGGAGCGCCAAAGGTTGACGTGGCGAGCGCGATCTCGACGAACGCCCCACCGACTGTGGTGTTAATCGTCAGTAGATTGTTCGCCCCACCTGATTGGTCACACCCAAGCTGACCGTCAAAACAACTGAACGTCGAGCCGTTGGCGTTGATGCTCAGCTGCAACCTTGCCTCCGCGGGCGCTGCGAACGCCAGGAGAGCCGTCGTTAAAAGAAGCTTATGCATGATATCCCTCGCTTGCCGATTCCACAGTTATAACACATGCTCAACGGGTGTGGTAGATCTTTGCGCTCCCCTCTGCCCTATGATATAGGGGAGCCCTGGACATCAGGGGTTCCAAAGACCCCCTCCGGTTCGCAACCTCCGCTCATTCGGCACAGTCCGAGTGGACCCATACCGGGAGCCCCAAGCTCCCGGTATTCATTGTTTTTTCCTCTCCCGATATTCGCCAATCATTTTAGAAGCAAAGATGACCTGCGGATCCCCAGCGATCTCCACCACCTCTTCGCTTGTCAGTTGGCGCAAGACAAGATTGTCGCCGAAGGCCTGGATATGTCCACAGTCAAAACACATGGATATGTCACCCGGTTGCGGCCCGCGACCGCCGCCGACCGGCGCGGCGCCGGTTAGATCTTCGCCACAGTTCAGGCACTTCGAGCCGGGAACGCGATAGTTGTCACGCATCTTCCGGCACCGCGGCGCGCAGGTTCTTGAACACAGATCTGTAAAGCGCATCCTTGCGTTGCAGCGCCTGGCAAATCCGCCGGTCGAGGTCGCTTGCCGACAGGTCGATGTAAAGCACCCGCTCGCCGGTCTGGCCGCGGCGATGGATCCGGTCTTCGATCTGGTCGCGGGTGTCGGCCGAGTACGAGTTTTCGAAGAAGATCATAGTGCGACAGAGATCGTCTGGCCCAGGCCCGCCCAATAGGGTATGGCCGTATTTAGAAGCCTCAGCTTGCAGAAGAATGACGCGGCAGCTGGGGTCGGTATTGAACCGGGCCTTTTGTGCTTCGACGTCGTCCGGTTTCATCCCTCCGCGGATCCAGGCAGGATCGTACTCAGCCAGCGTCTCCACCAGTACGTTGAAGATAGGTCGATGTCGGTAGACAACGCAGCACTTGCCTTCGACCTCCTCCTCCAGCAATTGCTTAAGCAGGTTGAGCCGGGGGTTGTCGCAGTGTTCGACCAGTTGGTGAACGGATCCAGTCTCGTCGTATATGAAACCTGTCTGAATCTGGGCCAGCTTCGCATATTTAGCGATAGCGATGTCTACCGTGACGTAGTTTCCATGTTCGATCTCTAGGAGAAAGTGCTCTTCCATCGAATCGTATTGCGCCGCCTGCTCCTTCGACATTTTGTAATCACGGATGGTCGCATCCTTGCGCGGCAGTTCGGGCAACCAGTCTTTCTTCTTCGCTTGGAATACCCATGGCGACATCAGCCTGGCGAGATCTTCGGTGTTCTTCGCCCGAACCACTTCCTTCATCATCCAGCCGCCCATCTGGCAGAAGTAGCCGCGAAAGGCGTAGAAGTTCATGTCCTGCACCAGCCCGATGGCGCGCAATTGCCCCCACAAATCGTGCGGTCCTTGGGTTTGAGGCCGGCCGGTCAGCAAGCGAACCCAGGCGCACAGCGGCGCGAGCTTGAGCACCGCCTTGGTTTGGGCGCTGCGGTTGCCTTTGATTTGAATGCTCTCGTCGATGACGAAGTAGGTCTTGCCGCGCTGCGCCCACGCACACATCGCCTTGAGCACGTTAGGGAGCCGGAGCGCCTCGTAGTTCAGGACGAACACTGGTGGCCGATTGCGCTGGCGGATATTTATGAATTTCCCAGCATCCTTCTTTTTTGAGGATCTGAAGATGTGCCAATCGAAATCGAAGCCATGCTTCTCGATTTCGTCGATCCAGCCCCTTTTGAAGCTATTTGGGCACACGATCACCATTCGATCCGCTTCGCCAAGATTGCTGTACCAAGAGTACTCGGCGAGCGCGGTCAGGCTCTTGCCGAGCCCCTGCTCGAGGAACCAACCAACCCCGCGCTTGTCACGGGCAAAGTCGAGTGCGGCGAGCTGGACGGGATCGAGGGCGCTCATCGCTTTTTCGTCTTTGACAACTCGGCAACAATAGAAAGATAGGTTTTGTTGTTCTTGGCCCAGTGAACGACGCAATCCACACCCTGTTCTTCCGAAAATACCTTGGTCAACTCTAGTGATGATCGGCCCTGAAAACCATTCGTTGGGCGATTAACTTGAACTATTAAGGTTTTCCCATCGCCTATGATTTTTTCTAGCTTCTCTGGATCTGGTAGATTTTGGTAATCACGTTTGCCATTAAAGGCGACGGTTTTCACCATTTTCTCTCCGATTTGTATTGAGAAAATACGAAAATCAACGTTGGCCATCATTCAGCAATCATTCACAGTGTGGGTGACGTACCGCATCGCCTCGGCGAAGCGCGGCTCGAAGTTCTCGGCGACTGGATGGGCGGCGAAGCTAGCAATGATCTCATGCCCGCACGCGCGGCATTCATAGAGATCGGCCATCCACACCTTGTAAGGCTTCCAGGCGGTCGGATCGATCGTCCCAGGCTCAGCCGCCGTTTCCACCGGCATTTGCTCGTTGACGACGACCCCGTTTTTCTTTGGCCGGTAGAACGTCTGGCACTTCACGCAAATTGGCTTTGGCATTCTTCCTCACTCGAAAAGCCCTTCGCAGTTTCTCCAGAGCGGCTCGTTCTTCTTCGAGCTTCTCTTTCTCCCAGGCGAAGCGATCTCGCTCCATCTGCTCCTGCGCGCCGCACTGGAAGGCGAGGAACTTGTCTTCGAGCGTCTTCACGCGCGCCGCGAGCGCGAGGTGGCGCACCCTGCTCTTCTTCATACGAACACCTTGGGCGGCAGGGTGATCTCGTAGTCCAGCGGACGCCAGAGATGGAGCACGTAGGGGTGGATCGAGATGTGGTCGTCCACGGCGACGTGGAGCTGTATCGCGACCTCATTGTCCTTGAAGAACGTCCGCTTGGCGTATTCCATCTCGGCCCACGTCGGCGTGCGCTGGCTGCGCTCGAGGCTGACTGAAAGGTGATCCCAGCCGTTGCCGGAGGCGGCGAGGCACTTCAGCCGGTCGCCGACCAGAGGATAGGGGATCATAAACACGCCGGCGCTGTCGTCGCCGTAGCTCCCAAACCGCCGCAGGATGTCAGGCGTCTTGATGCGGAAGGCGTCGAGCTCGTTCAAATCACGCATCGGGCTCTTCCGGCGCGCGCAGGATCATTGTAGACGTCGTCCGTGACGGGACAGGGGTCCGCATGCGCTCGGCGGCGATCGCGACGATGTCGCGTTCCAGCGATGGCTTGTTGATGACGGCGCCGCGCAGCATCATGTATTGGGCGATGCGGTTCCAATGCCCTGTGTCGTTCGGATCGCCGTTGAGAATGCGGGCGATCGACGTCGCCGTCTGCTCGAGCGCCTCCTTGGCGTCGTTCGACAAGCCTTCCCAGTTCTTGCCGCGGCGAAACGCGGTCTTCAGGATCTGGGCAAACGCCGCCGTCTCCTCAAAATTCCCGTTTGTTTGTTTTACGTCCATCCTTTGAGAAACTCCTGCAGGATTGGCAGATTTGGTCCCGTGCCGTGAAAACAATCGTCGCAGTGAGCTTTTCGAACCCACGGCGAAATGAACATTGTCTTGTTCTTCCAGCCGATTAAGATAGCCGGCATGCCGGCGGCGATAATCCGCCGGCCTTCTTCGTATTGACGAGGGGTAGGGGCGAAGACCAGGCCCTCGACGATCTTGCCTTCGCCCCATACAAGCGGGTGGCCGGGAAGCTTCATCACCAGATCAAGCAACCCAACTGCCCACTTGTCCTCCCACCGACGCGCATATCCTCCCGACAGCGCGTTGATCGCGATAACCAGATTGGCTTTGCGTCGGGCTTCATTCACTGGAGCAGCGACGGCGCGATGAGGAACGTTGCGATCTCCTGACCGCATTGTCCGCATAGGACCGCCAGCGTCCCGTCTCCATTGTCATAAGACACGGCGAGACCGACGTTTGGATGACAGGTTGAGACGAGAAACAACCGGTAATCAGGGTCCACGCAAGTGTCTCCCTTCAACGACTCCTGTGTTTGAAGCTCACGCATCACGCCGCCTGGGCCAGCCGATAGACGCCTTCCGATTCGCGCTCGATTTGCCGCGCCTTGGTCAAAGCCGCGATGCCGGTCGACAGCGAGCCCGGCGACATGCCGGCGTGCTCGAGGGCTTCCTTCAGCGCCTTGACGCTCTGCGGACCCTGGTCGAGCGCCCGCAGGACGGTGTTGTTGACCTTCGACCCGCGCCGCTGGCGGGCCTTGGCCGGCTTTTGCGCGGGTTGTTCATTCCATTGCGGCGCCGACGCTTCGCTTTCAGGCGCCACGGTGATCACCAGCTGACCAGCCACAGGTCCGACCGTGTCAACGAAGTGCAGAAACTGCGCTTTGTCTTTAAGCTGCAGGGTAACCGTATACTCACTCATTTTTCCGTTCCTTGGTTTGGCACTTCGATTACGGAACCGTAGATCTCCAGAGCGCACCTCATCGCTCTGGAGGCCATCTGCAAATGGACCTTAATCCGCCGCGGATCGTCGATGTGCATGGCGATATCGCAATGCTCGATGACGAGCTCCAGCACCTCCCCCAACGTCAATGACCAAGCGAAGTTCAGATCTTCTGGAGCTGCTTCCATGCGTCAGCATGAGCCTCCGAGAGAGTGGCGAAGCGGCCGGAGAAGTCTGTGTTGTTGGTCACTTGGTTGGTCCTTAACCATCCCCATGTAGGACTCTTTTTGTGACGAAACAACACAAAATGATAGCCAATCCCTTTGTGCTTGGTGAGAATCCACGGATTGCCGGTTGCTTTGGCGGTGCGCCAAGAGCCGAGATCCATGAAACGGTATTTGTCGTATTCCGGCGATGTTTGCATACCCGCGTGCTGCGGATTGCTGGGTCGCCAGACCTGTTCCGGCTGGGCGAGCGGCTCTTTGGAATAGCGTGCGTAGGCGCGGCGCGCGATCTCCCGGGTGGCTGGATCGCCGCGGTGATCCTCGGCGAGCGCCTTGATCTTGGCCAGCTTGTCGGGGGTTATGATTCACCTCCCGCCCTTTCGCGGCACAGCCGCTGAATGAGGAAGGCGAGTGCGGTGGTTGGGTCAGGCGTTAGTTCCTGATGACAGAATAAGCCATAAGCGACCTGCGCGCATGCCGCTTGAATAGCGAGGTTGCCGCCGCGGCCATCATGATAGCGTATGGCGTGGGTGATCATTTCTTCGCCCTCGGCGAAGGTGGTCGGCACCTCGTAGACGCGCCCGTTGCCGACGCGGACCTGTTTCATTTGTCCTCCTGCTCGATATAGAGCAACCGGTCGGCTAGCCGCTCGGCGTCCAGGGGGTGCATGTAGCCGATGCGCCGAATATCCCTTTCATCGCCAATAATGGCTTCGTTGAAACCATCAGTGACACCGCGAAGCACGTCTTCATCAGCACCGCGCAACAGGCTCTCGATGATGATGAGTTCCTTGCGGGTGAGCCGCACAGTATACTTCAGCCGCTCGCCCTTGCGGTTCATTCGCCCTCTTCCTCGCTCATCACGAACTCGCGCCGCACTATCCAGCCGCGCATGCGCGCCATGCGGTCGATCACCCCGATCACCAGCGCGTCCTGTTCGCTCGGCGGCATCTCGGGATAAGCGTATTCGACGCTCTTGGTCAGCATGGCGCTGGTGAGGATGGCGCTGATCTTCTCGTATTCATTTTGGTCGATTGGCATTCCGGCACCTGTTTCTTTCCTAAAAGGGAATCTCTTCTTTGTCATCGAGCGGCTGATCGTAGACCGCTCCCCGCTGCGGCTTGTTCGCCTGGATGTCGGCCGCTTCGCTTTCGAGATCAACGACAAAACCGGATTTCACATACTGCTCGTACAGCCCGCGGTTCTTGTCGCCTTCTTCCTCGCTCTGAACATTACCAATATACTGGTACTCGTAGGTGAAATACGGATCGCCGGTCGGCCCGGTCTTGCGCTGCACGACAATCCGGTAACGCTGGTAGAACTGATCGACGCCCATCGCCAAAATGGTGCCGATCCAGTTTTGCGTCGGGGTGACGCCGGTGCGCGCCGAGGTCCAGACGGCCAGCTGCTTCGAGCCGTTGGGCAGATCGACCACCACCAGAACATCATAGGTCAACGTCGCCGCCGGCTTCGACTTCGGATCGTCGTCCTGCGACGAGCCGAACTTGTGCATGTTGAACTCGGTGACCTGTCGGCCGATCTTCCACTTGTAGACCCGCGGGTTGTTGGGGAAGCGGACTTCGAACACCTGGTTCGGCTGATCCCAGTGGATGCCGTCCGAGGCGGTCGCTAGCGGCCCTTTTTGCTCGGCGTTGGCTGGCGTCTTCGGCGCCCAAAGCTGATAGCTCTTGCGCATCATGATCGGGGTGATGACCACCGACTGCCCAAGATTCAAGTTGTGCACCGTCAGCCAGAAGTTCCCCGGCACGGCGCCGGGGGTGGAACTGGTGACCTCCGGCGATTGGCCGGCGAGCAGCTTGAGGCGCGGCGGCTTGAGGTCAGACGAGTCGACATTACCGAGGGAGACGCCCTTGCTTTTCTCCCGCATCCAGGCAGGCACGCCGCCTGATTCTGTAAGTTCATTGGCCATGATGACGTATTCCTTCCCGTTCCAACGGTAATGGGGTTTTTCAAAGTTCATGACGACGCGCCCATTCCTTCATGATCGCGCCGCACAAACAAACGAATTGACCGTCATCCTCTTCCAGAATGCCGGGATCGAGCTTCTCAACACGACAGTCAATATTGCCGTTGAGATAAGTCCACCCATCGTTTTCATTGAAATGCACATAACCGGTTTGATGGCACGCGGGACAGTAGTATCTGGTTTGGTAATAATCCCGCGCGCTCATCTCAGACCTTAGTGATGCTGACGAACGGCGTCGCGTTGATCTTAAACACATCGCTCGGCAAGGGTTGCTGCTTCTCGGCCATGTCCTTAGCGTGCGCGCCCAAGGTTTGCGCGTTGCACGTCTCGATGATCAAGCCTTCCATGCCGTTCGCGCGCAGCCACGCCAGACCTTGATCCTTTTCCAGTAACGAGGCGGTCCAGCGGTGGTTGATCGTCACCCGGCCGACACCCTCAACGGTCGCGTTTTTGATCCGCTGATTCATGAACATAGTTGGAATGCTCTCCTGCGAGAGCTGATCGAGGTGCGCCTGAATTTTCGCCATTTTGCCAGTCAAAATCCTGAACTCATCGCGCAGCTTAGCGAAATGAATGATGATCTCAGGAATCTGCTTGGTGGAGATGACCGCCTCCGAATCGCGCGTGGCGCGTTCAAAGAGGGAGTCGAGCTTTTTGCCAGCGTAATCGGCCGCAACCGTAGTGTCGAAGTTCATTTTGGCATTCCTTATTTTGGGTTAGAGCCACAAAGGGGCGCTAGGACTGTGATATGTGTAATTAGGGATGACTGTCAAGTTGAATATTGACTTAGGCGCAAAGATTTTTCATGCTGGCGAATGTCAGTTTTCAGCACGCTCGCCTTGATGGTCACCGCCGGCCTGCGCCCCACCTCGAAGACGGAGCTCGATGATCTCCGTCGCGAGCGCGACGAGTGGCGCGATCTGGCTATCCGTTATCGCGAGATCGCAAGCGCCGAGATCATCAGGGCGCAATCGCTGCAGGCGGCGCAGATATTCGATAGCTTTTGCAATTGCGCTCCGGCGCGGCACGATCTTCTCACTCGCGGATAGCGTCGACGAGTTCCTGCCAATCTGTTGCGGCCTTGACGTCTTTCGCCTTAACAGCGCGAAACGCCATCCGCTCGGCGATGCGCTTCAACACCGCCAGCATCGCCATCGGCTCGTCGGCATGGATCAATTCCATCAATAAGAATTGCAGCGCGTCTTTTTCTTGCTGGGTCAGGCGGTCAAACCCTTCACCGCCCACATGACGGCTTCTTCAACCTTCGTCTTGGCGAGCGAGGCCTCACGGCCGGGCGGGACCATTTTGTCGATGATCTTGAGAAATAAAAGACCTGTGTCTTTAATATGAACCATCACATCTTTTTCAGCATCGGTCAGCACCCGATACTGATGGCGCACATCGTTGTTGACGGTGCATTCGTCGCTCGCGCTGTCAACCATCAGTCGCACCGCGGCGTTTTAGAGACATGCCCGCGCGGCGTGCCTCTCAACCGACCCACGCCTTTGCTGATCGTGTTGCTCGGGCTGGTCGTCACATGCGCCTTCGAGCGGTAGGGCTCGCGTGTGTCGGAGGTCGGAGCCGGCATCACCGCGGAGCGCAGGCCGAACTCCGCGACGTCGTTGGCGATCTTGCCATGCTTTTTCGGTGGCCGCTTGGCCATCTCCGGAAAGCCGCCGATCTCGCCGCCCTGGCCATGCTTCAGCCGGCCGCCCATCGGCATGCCAAATCCTTTGCCCTTGGTGAGCCTCATGGCTTGCTCCTGTGCCTTTGGCCGCGCGTCATCTTGCCGCGCTTGACGCCCTTCTTGGTCGGCGTGTTGTGCCCCGCCTTCAGCTCGCCAGCCTTCTGCAACGCGCTGGTGGCGATGGCGTAGGCGCTCGATTTCGAGTGGCCCTTCTTACGGATCTGCTTGACTGCATCCTCGAGGATCTTCGGCATCACGCCACCACTGGGCCAATCGTATTCGAAGTCGCGGTTACAGTTCCGTTGGCGTTCTCCGCGGTCACCCGGCACGACAGCATGAACGTCTCGTCGGCGACGGCTAAGGTATACGACTGATTTGTCGCATTGAAGATTGGCGATCCGCTACGAAGCCACTGATATATGTAAGTCGCCGGCGAGCCGGTCCACGTCCCATTGGTGGTCGACGCAACGCCGTTCGCCCCGACCGACAACGAAGTCGAAGAGACGACCGGCGCCGCAGTGTTGGCTGGCGGGCTGACCACTGAGAGCGCGTTTGTGATCGCGGTCGACATTGCCGCTGGCGTGAGATTGCCTGCCTTGCCGCGGTTAACGACGCGCAGCAGTTCATTGAGCATCGGACCGTTAGAGGCGTTGCCGGGCATCAATCCAGGAACCGGCGCCTGCAGTTCGACCGAATATGTAGTCGGATCGGGACTGAGCGCAGCGGCGAGCGCATTAGCGATGGCGAGCCGATTCGGATCCCATTTGTTGGCCATGTAGACGAGCGTCACCTGCTGGGTGAAGTCGTTGATCATGTAGCTCATGAGTACCCGCCTCCCTGACTGGTCGAGGAGTCAGCCACACGCTGCTTCGGCCGCCGCGGCGGCATCGGCGTTTGGTCTAGCGGAACACGCTGTGCAAGATCCGGGCGCGCAGCTATGGCCGCGTGAACCGCCGGGTGCGCAGCTGCGGCCGCGGCAACTGCCGGATGGCTGAACAGCGAACTGAGATCGAGCGCCGTTCCCATGCGCGTGCCCGGGTTCCAGCCGGTCGCCGAGGCGTTCGGCCGGTCGATGCCGATGAACGGGCTGTTGGAGGGCGCCTGGACAGGCGCCGTAACGCCCGGAGTTCCTGTGCCCAGGTTGACTGACTTCGGGTTGATGCGCTTGGGCGGCGTCGATTTGTTGGAGCTTGGCGGATTGCCCCAAAGCCTGGGATCGCCATAGCCGCTGCCGCTTTGCGTCGCTGGCGCTGGCAGACCGCCGGTCTTCGGCGCGTCGGGGCGCGGCGGAAACATGCCAGGATTGAACTCGCCCGTCTCGGCCGGCGTCGGCGAAAGAACGCCAGCACCTGCGATCGCGCCGCGCCAATAAGGGTTGCCGCCACCGAGCATCGTAAGCGGATTGAAACTTGGGCCGCCGCCAATCGGCTCGCCAGCATTGAAGGTTTGGCCGCCCTTAAACCAATTGTGCGGATCCCAATAGTCGCCTTCGGTCGATGTGCCGCCGGTGAATGGACCGACAGACTTGTTGTTCGGAATAGTGGAATTGTTCGGTGGAAAGATTTGCGGTTCGGCCGTCGTCAGGCTGGTGCCTAAAGGACTTGGACTGGAATCAACCGCTGGCGCGAGTGGCGCTGGCTGGCTGTTCGGAACCGATAGCGGACCGGCAGGCGGTGGAGCCGGCGGGGCGGGAGTGCGATAGGGAGCGTTCCAGTCACTCCCCACCGAATTGGGCGGACCGATAGACCCGTCGGGAAACTGAATCCAGCCCTGTGGGATACGGGTCCGCCAAGCATCGTCCGTTCCTGGCATATCGCCTGGAGCGAAAACAGCCATTACTGATCCTTAAAGCCTACGCCGGGAACCTGACGGCCGCGATCGCCGGGAGCGCGCTCGTCGCGAATCGGATTGCCGCGGTCAGAACGCTCGCGCTGTTCGTCGGCGACTGTCTGCATGCTGGGATCGGAGGGCGCCGAAGGACCGCCAGGCTCGCCCGGGCCGGGGTTGGCGTAATCGTGGCCTTCGGGGGGTGTTTGCGATGATGCTGGCTGTTGTTCGCGATCCCTCGAGCCGGGGCCGCGATTGGTGTCGGCTTCATCGCGTCTGTCGGCGACGCGCCCACCCAGTGGATCTCTGCCGCCAAGCGGGGATTGAGGTCGTTGCGGTTGGTTGGCCATAGCGTTTCTCCTGAAGAGCGGTTCGCCACGGGAGCAGCGAACCGCCTTATCGCGCGACCTGCGCGAGGACCATACTCAACGCGCAGGAAAGCGCAATGGATCAACGACGCTGTTGCTGACCAGGCTTAGGCTGCGCAGTAGGCGGCAGGCCCTGATCGGGATGGCCAGGCTGGATTGGCAAACCTTGATCGGGGTGACCTTGGCCTGGCGGCAAGCCCTGGTCAGGCCGCAAACTGATGTCAATGCAGATGTAACGCCAACCATGGCCGGGGATGCCAGCCACCACCCAGAACTTGCCACTTGAGTTCGGCGGCGCTGGCGGCCAGATGGTGCCGGGTTCATCCGGAGCGTCCGGCGGCACAGGAACAATCGGATGTGATGGCGTGGGGCCAGGCCAAATCCCGGGAGGCGGTTCCGGCAAACTATTATCTGGTCGACCGCCGCTGCCCGGGAGTTCCTGATCGGGATGCCCGCCCTCATCGATGCCCCAATCTGGATCGACAGGGCGATTGCCGCCGCCAGGAGGGCGACTGCCTCCAGGAAGCCCTTGGTCAGGGCGGCCGGGACGGTCTGAGTCAAATTCTAACCAACCACCTTTTACTCTCGGCATTTTCTCCTCCTTTGTCCTTAAGGACACATTCATCTACCACTTAATTCCCTCAAGAGCGCAATCCCCTTCAATCGCTCATCGGCCTCTGGACATCCAATCCAGTCCATTGACGGTATCGGAATATCGATTCGTTCTGGTGACGGGGGTGGAGAGTGAACGGCGCGACGCGCAAGCGCGATAGCGTGACAATGCTGCGGATAGGGGTAATGCCATACGTGATAGCAGTGGGCGTCGGCGCTGGTGACAATCAGTATTCCACATCCGGCGGCATATAATCCGGGTCGTAAGGCCGCGATGATTCCTGCCTTTGCCTTTGCTGCCGGTTGCCGCGCCAATCAGGAAACCCCTTAAAGCCTGGGACTACGTCGTTGACCCCTTCGTCATTAGGACGAACGGCCATCCAGGCTGGTTGTAGCGGAAGTCCGTGGGCGGCGCCAAGCTTTTCCAACAGGGTGAGGTATTTGTATTTAAACCGCCAACTGTCGCCCATCATGGGTTCGATCACTTGAGCGCGCTTGTATTCCTCCAATACATCGGCCGCCTCGATCCTGGTCCTTTGGCCTTCGTGGCGCTTGATCGCGTCGCGAAGAGCGAAAATGTTGAATGGCGCGATGATGTCCAGACCGCTCATCACCCGCGCATCGGCGGCGATCTTGCGCGCCACATTGCGCGCTGGCGACATGGTCGAACGAACCACTCGCTCGTCGTCGCGTGATGAATGCTCGAGGCTCTCCAGCTCGATCTGCGTCACCTCGATGTCCATGAAGTAGCGCATCAGATGCTGTCTAAAAACCACCTTGTCGAGATAAGCAGAGAACTTGGCGTATTCCGGCTTCAAGCTGTTCGCCCATAATTGAAACTCTTGATCGGTCACCCCCATGCTTTCAGCTGTGTGACCCATGATGAAGAACAGCGTCCGGTCGGCGGCGTCGGTCGGCGAAAGACCGATCTCGACCGAATTAGAGGCGATGATCAAGCGTGAAGGAATGTAAAAATCGTGCTGATGACCAAACTTGCGCGCGCTGGAAATGTACTCCGAACGGATCAGCCGCTTGATCGTGTTGATTGCGCCGACCGACTCGAGCTTGACCTCGTCGATGAAGGTCACCAACTTGCCGATGAACGGCTCGACCATGAACTTATTGTCGACCAGCGACGAGGCGTCCGCCATGCCGGCCATCCGGTCGAACAGCGCGACCATGAACTTGCCGCCGAATATCGACTTGCCGATGCCCTGGCCGCCGACGATCACCGGGCAAACCTGCGGCTTGATCTCAGGATGTTGGGCGATCCAGGCGACAAACTGCTTGAGCCACTTCACCTGATTGGGCTTCGCGCCGCCGGTCAGCAATCCGAAGATCCAATCGACCATCGCCGCGACCTCGCGCATGACTGCCTGGTCGATAGTCGCTATCGGCTTGATGGCAAAACCGGGAAAGGTGTTAAACAGTTTGTATTCGTCGCTACGCTGCTCTTCATCGCCCGCTAGAAGCCCATGGACGCGCGATTGGCGTAGGATGGCTCCAGGTTCATAGCCGGGTCGAAACTCCCGGTGGTCGACGTCCGTGCGCAATCCTGAAGCGGAATAAATCTTGAAGGGGTTATGCGGCTTCTTGCCGACGTAAACCACCTCGGTCTGATGGCGCTCGAGCAAATGGTCGTTGCTGAACTCGAAACTCAACCCCTGGTGCAAACGTTCGCGGTCGAGATAATCCTGGGTTGAGCGATCATAAACGTAACGTTCCGACATCTGCTCGATCACATCGATATCGAGGCCAGCGCGGAAGGCGCGCCGGATGCCGATCATCCCGTCGAGTTTGAACAGCCCCTGGATCGCCTTCCAGCCGGGCACACGGCGCGAATCGTGTTCGTAGGCGATCTCAGCGCGATGAAAGGCGGCGCCGAGAGCCTTGCCCGCTCCCATGCCTTCCAGAAAGCGAATTAAGTCGGAGGCGTTGTCGAGGCTGTCGATGGGCGACCAGCAGACGCCCTCCAGCGACTTGCCGCGGGCGTTGATGTCTTTCCCCTCGCGCACCAGGCGAGCGATCCAGCCGCCCAGAATGCCAGTCAGCGACTCCGGCCAGTCGGTGAGCCCATCGAGGTAATCGGCCACCCAATAGCCCAGCGTGGCGAAAGCGATGGAGCGCACCACCGTCTCCATCGTCGTCGGTTCAATGGAGCGCGCCTCGAGATCCTCCAGGCCGAGCTCGGCGTCGTCGGTCGCCGGTTTGCCCTTTGGCCGCCAGACCACCAGGTCATCAACGAAGCGCGACCCCGGCAGCGGCGCCGAATGCCGCCAATCCGGCTTGGCGGCCGGTGGGGTGTAGATGAGCTCGGTCTTCACCCAGTGACCGGCCTTGTCCTTGTGCGGCGCCGGCCAGAGGTTCGCCCAGCGATCGATGGTGCGTTCGTCTTCGATCTTCAGGATAACCGAAGAGACTGGTCTTTTGCTCAGCCCGTAAGCGGCGCGGGCGTCGACCAGCGGGGCGAAATGCTTGAACCAAACGTCGTCGGGCGATGTGATCTTGAGCGCGATGTAACCATCACACAGGCGCACGCCGGCGTTGCGATCCGTGTCGCCCCATTGGTTGGGATCGCACTCCAGTTCATCGCCGGGAGTGGCGCTCTCGGGTCTTAGCCAGATGAAGGGGGCATTTAGCCTCTTTTTGTTGATAAATTCGGTGGTTAGAATACGCTGCGCAGCCGTTAATGGTGGCATTCGAGGGCCTCGACGAGGCAAGATTTCTCCTCGTCGCGAGGCGTTGTCAAACCGGGTTGTAGACATCCATTTGGATTGACACTACATGTTGCGCTGAGAGCCTTCGGCACATGCTCTCAGCGGAACCGGGGCCCCTGGAATTGGCATTCCCTAGGGGCCCCTTTGCTTAAGCGCCGCGACCGCTGATTCGGTGTACTTAGTCCACCTGGCGCGGTTCAGGTCGATCTGCATCGCCTGCCGCGGCTCTTCAAAGCCTTTCTCCAGATGCAGCATGCGGTCTTCAATCGTGGTCACCCGCCACTGCTCGCCGGAAATCGAAAGCCACATGTGGTCATCGCGCTGGTAGCCGCCCTCGTCGGTGCGCGGGACGTCCTTGATGGTGAACCGCGGCGGAAAGATCTTCAGCTGCGCTAGCGCGATGCAGCCGGCCGGCGAGCCGGGATAGATCCTCGCCGGCTTGCCTTCGACCTCGCCCCATGAGAAATGGAAGCGTCGCCAGTCCTTAAGGACGGCTTCGAAGGCATTGTCCTCCGCCAAGTAACGCGGTAACTTGGGCCAACGGAGGCAATGCTCTTCGAAGCGTTTCCGCCAATCAGGCTCCTCGAGCTCGACGCTCATCGCTTCGGCTGGGGTCAATTTGTACCTCCGTAAAAGGCCAGATTTGTTGCGCTGCTGGACGTGATGCTCGGCCAGCAGGAACGCCAGATGCCCTGGATGTTGATACGGGTTGCCGCGCCATTCGCAGACGTCGTAGGCCTCCGCGATGATCTCCGCAGCCTCGGCGACGTATTCAGGACCGCCCAAGATCGTCGCAATGCGATTTCTTAGCCCGATATTGCCGGAAGTAGGCGTTGCAAGCCTCTCTAGATGAGCGTCTTGACCCCGGCTTGGTCTTTGCCGCCGACATCAGCGCGCGGCGCAAGGGGCAATCCCATGCCAATCTGATAACGGCGTTGCGGGCGTCGAGTTGTGCCTGGGTCATCCATACGATGAATCACAATCCCGATTCCGTGTGAATCCCCTACGACCGCAAAAGATTGACTAACAATCCTTGGAAGTCGGTATAATCTTTGTTCAGTTCTGGCAATGCGGTGACGACCCCATCCGGACCGCGCTCGATATCGAGCATCCTCATTCGCATGTCCTTATGGTTGCCGGCGTGAATGATGACGCACTCCTTGCGATCTTCGCGCTGGCTCGGTGTAAGGCCGGTCGGATGCTTGAGATTTTCGGTCGCCATCCATGCTTCGGATAAAAACGAGTAACTGTCCGCCGCGTGGGTGCGCATCCAGATAGTCACCGCCTTGATCACCATCGTTTTAGTTTCGCCGCTCCATGGCGTCACTATGAGCGTAGCCGGCTGATGCTTGAACTGAATCACCCATGTCGGGATCAGTTGGGCGTCCTTCCGACCTATTAGCGCGCCGTGGGCGTGATCGATGGCGCGCTCGATCATTTCATCGAGGCTAAGCATACTTAGCCATCCGGGTGGCTTCCTTGGCCATTTCAGCGTTGACGCGGCGCACCAGATCGTCGCTGACAAACCGCTTGCGCACCTCGGTCGGCCCAAGCCGGTCGAACATGGCTTTTGTTTCGGCCGCGCTATTCGAGTGATTGGTGGTCGGATAACTGTCGGCGTCGCCGGTCAATGACTTGTAATAGATGGTGTTCTTGCTCACCCCAAACACTCGGGCGAGGATCGGCACGCGAACACCTTCGTTCCAGAACCAGCGGATCGCCATGCGATCGCCGTCCGACAACCCACCCTTGCGCGCCCGGCGCTTAGTCTGAAAGACCAGACTGGGGTCTAAAGCTACACTCATTGCAGTTTGCTCCACCAAGTTCGTGGTCCTAATATAGCGTCTCAATGTCGCAAGGTCAATGAATCGGCCGGCCGAACGCCTTGGCGATCGCCTCGCGCGCGGCCTTGTCTTCGCGCTCGATGCGCGGCGCGCGCTCCTCGTTGGCGATGTCGCGCTCGAGCGCGGCAAGCAGCTTACGATCGGTGGCGCGGCGCTTGGCGCCGAATAGGCGCTCCCAATTACCCTTGGCCATGTTTGATCTCCACGGCGCGGCCGGCGGACCAACGGTGGGTCACCGGATCGTTGCTTTCGAGCGAGCGCCAGCCGCGGACGGAGGTCCAGCGGTCCATGAAGTCGCTGACGTATTGGTCCGCCTCTTCGCGGGTGGCGAAGCGCAAACCGTTGCCGGCCCATTTGCCGGAGGAATCCGCGATCACCTCGGTTTTGTAGCTAGTCACAGCGCGTCACCTCGAATTTGCCGTCCTTCTGGATCACCGCCAAAAGTGAACAATTTCGGTAAAAGATCACCAGCTCACCGTTGATGTCGGTCGCGGCGCTCGGGCGGAACGGCGGATCGCCGGGAAAGCGCAAGGTGCGGTTCTTCTGCATCCGGAAGCCCTGGATGGGGCGCCAGCCGCCGCCATGGGCGTAGCGGTCCATGAGCTGCGCTTTGACCGGACGCCTGTCAGCGGCGCTTAGAATGTCAGGGAGGAACCCCAGGCCTTCCGGCAGGTGAAAGCTGGGGTCGAGGGAAACCCAGAGGCTCATTTGATCGGCTCCAGCTTGCCATCGACCCAACGATAATTCGGCGGTTCGTCGCTTTCGACCGCGCGTGAGTCGGTTAGGACCGTCCAGCGCATCAACAGCGCAAAAGCCTTAGCTTCCGGCTCAGTCGGGAAGGCAAGCCCGTTGGCGCGCCACTTGCCGTCGACCAACATTTCTGGCTTCCAAGATTTGGGCATTGTGGTATTCCTCTTTCTCGTATGATGTCGTCACTGCCGGCGCATGGCGGTGAACCAGAACGCGCCGGCAGGAAAGGCATCACCTCCTTTCAGCCGGCGCCTGTGTGGGCAGGCGCCAGGTTCAACGCGGCATGCAGCTTGTCCCAAAGCTCATGGTTTGTTTCGATCAACTGAATGAAGGTTCGATGCTCAGCGCCCTCGGCTGTCTTTAGTTTGTCGAACCAAACATCGTTGGCGCGGGTCAACGCAAACTGAAGATTGTCAATCTCGTCTTCGGTTAATTCGAGCGTGATCATCGTTTCAACCTCATGGCTTCGGCCTGGCGATGGGCGAGCTCGCCAGCGTCAGGCGCGTCGTAATCCCCGTCGTAGCGTTTGTCGGCGCAACGCTCGCACAGGTAAGCGCCGCCGGCGGGGTCGTAGCCGGTCAAATCCTCGGCCCAGATTTCGGCGATGGCGTCGTCGCAATCGTCGCAGGCGATGCGCTTGGCGCGGATGCGGCGCGCGGCTTCGTCCTCGGCGTTGTCGAGCTTGTAATCATCATAAGCACTCATTTTACCCACCTCCAATTGTTGCCATAAAGAACAGCGCTTATGGCGTGTTTAGTTACATTAACGCGCCTCTCTGAGAGCGCGCACAATGCGCTGGTCAGTGAGCGTGGAAATCCACGCACATGCTTCCCAGGCGCTGACGATGATGGACTCCCGCAGATCCTCGTCCAGCAGCAACAGCCATTCAGGCGCGAGATCCTCGGCGCGAGCGAGAAAGTCTTCGTAGGATATTTTTTCGTTAGTCATCACATCACCTTTCCGTGGCTTTGCCAGCAAGGGCGAACTTGGCGGGGTCGATCATGGCAACCTGCCATTAACCCGAGTGGCTTCGCGCGCCGCGCGGCTTGGCGAAGATGGCGCTGGCCAATTCGGCTTCGCGCTCGATGATGAAACGCTCGGCGGCGTTCGAACTGGCGAAACCAGCGACGAATTGGCCATTGCGCAAAACCAGCCAATCGCAATCGGCGTGGTCAGGAGTATCGTTAAACTTGAGAGTGAACATTTTGGCATTCCTTTTCGAGGGCGTCAGCCGCGCGGCCTGCGCGAAGAAACCGATGGACATTTCGCGAAACGTCGCGCGGCTAACGGTTATGGATATAGCGGATCGTTAGGACTACGTCAATGGTGATTAGGACTGATTTTCGAATTTATTTTTGGCCCAATCTTCGGCCTGCTGGCCGGTTAGGGCAGCTGGGAAGGCGAACGGCACGGCTTGGTTGTTTTTCTGGTAGACGGCGAGCAGGGCCTTGCGCGAGCTATGGTAATTGTCTTCCGGCATGAGGCTTTCGACGCGTTTGGCGAAAATTGGGGTCAGGTTGGCGTCTATGCCGATCACGTGCAGGGCGATCCATTCGCCTTGGGCGTACGGGTGCGGCGCGATCTGGTGCAATTCGGGTCCGTTGGGGCCTTCGACGATATGCCAGCCTTCCAGGTCGGCGGGTTTATTGGCGCGGCTTTTCATGCGGGTTTGTTCGGCTTTGCCGGCGCGGTGGTGGCTCATGGCGACGTGGCAATCGCGGCGCATTTTTTCGGTGAAATATTTCTCGCCGATCATTTCGGCGCCGAGATCATGCCATTCGCGGGCGACGTCGCGGTATCGCGGATTGCGGGTGTGAGTGAGGCAGGCGCCGATGGCGTTGACGTTGGTCGGCGCGATGTTGAAGGCGCGGGCCACGACAATTTGGGGATATCCGAGATGAATGGCGAATAATAGGCCGCACCTTTCTCCGAAAGTTAATCTCCGAAGTTCTTTTTTGCCGAATTCTGCGATATCTCTGCGAGCGCCATCGGTGATTTCGTTCATTTGCACTTTCCTTTTGTCATTGGAAATTGTATTTTTGACGGCGTTTTAGCAATAGTCAACATGAAAATTCCATCCTATAAGGATTGACCGGGTAAACCATTGCGCGTGAGAGAAAAAGGGCTTTTTTGAGGAACAAGAGGTGAACGAGAAAAGGGCGAATCGTCTTCCCGTAGTGGTTAACGTGGTATCGAGTTATAGCATGGGATATTCATGTTCATTATTGCCGCAACAAATGTATGAAGGGCTTCGGCTGGCATCGGTGGCCACCTCTTCCACTGCGGGAGGGCGCCCGCGCGGCCGATCGGAGGCCAAAATAAAACCCCGCTCGGAAGCGGGGTTCATTTTGTGTTTATCGCAAAGTTTCAGCGCACCACGAAGCCGCTCGAGTCGGCCTTGGCGCGATTGCCTTTAGGCGAGAGGGCGATGACGACACCGCCTTTCGGGTCGAGGTGTCGAAGATCGTGTTCGTCGCCAGACACGACTGGCGCGCCAAGGTAGGTCGCCGGGAACGCGCCGGCGAACACGACGGCGACATTGCCGCCAGCGGCCAGGACGCGTTTGCAGTCCGCCTCGTTGGTTTCCGAGCGGCTAAAGGTTAGGTGATAGTTGGGGGGCAGCTGGCCAGCCGCGTGCGCCAGCGCGCGGCGGACGTTCTTCGTATAGTCAACGAACTGGATATCGGGAAAGGCGGCAATGATGTTGCGACCATCGCTGCCTTTTGCGCTTTCCCATCCAATGTCAGTTGCGCCATTCAGGCGCACGCAAAGCTTAAGGCCTTCGCGATCGGCGGCGCGTTGCGAGGCATAAATTCCATTGATCATTTCGCGCATGAATGCAGCGCGATCGCTCATGAACAGTTTGACCTTGGCGACGCGCGACGCGCGGACCGAATTGATGGCGGTTTCCTCTTCCGCCTTTTTCACCATGCCGGCCTGGCCGGAGTACCAGCCGAGGCAAAGCGCGAGGCAGCCAGCGGAAGCATGGGGGCAAAGGTTGCCCATGCCTGCCGTTGCTGCAGGAGCCATGTAGTTAATGGCGTTCATGTAGCCATAGGCGCGTGCTTTGATCGCCTTTTGCGAGTCGAGGGAAAAGAACCGTTTGAATTGCATTGTGTGGCCTCTTCGGTCCACAGCCGGGTGGCTGTCAGACATGAAGCGTGATTGCTTCGTAACGCCCACGCTTCATGCGTGGGCGTTGCGCTGCAATCAACCATCAATAATGATGTCGATAAGATTGGTTAGTGTGCCGTCGCATACTTTGTCGAAATGCTCGCAGCCACGTTGATTGCCGATGGTGATAAGGCGTTCAATGCATTGCTGCAATTCGACGTCTTCGCGGTTTGGATCGATCATATCCAGACGTTCAATGGCATAGGCGATAGCGGCTTCGGTGTTCATGAGTTCACTCCTTGGATGCTGCAATCAAAGGCAAAGATTGTAGTAATAGACGCGCGCGTTCTCATGAGAACGTGCGCGTGCGCGCCATAGTTTTTTGTCGCTATCGGGATAGCGTGCGTAGCGGCGACACTTCACGGCTTGCAAGTAGTGCCATGTCATCAAGTGCTGGCAGTGTAACATCGGTCTCAACTCCAGCGCGCACCATGCGCGCGAGAGCCACACATAGCGTGGTCTGTTCCTTATGTCAAGATCATAGTCCTAATTATTTCTAGGCATGCAAGTCATGCAGGTGCACTAAAGGTATACCCTAGGAAACTCACTACATGTAGTAGGTGAAATGCAGATCACACTGCGGTGTGATGCAATCAAGCAATGGTTGCATGCAAGCACAGCGTGCGACAGCACGCTGTGCTTGTGCAACCATCCGATCGAGGCGAACGCCTATTGGCGAGCCGCTCGAGCCCCTCCCACCCTAGGCTCTCCCTGACATCGGAGCCGGGGGTGTCACCAATCGTTTTGTGTGCTAAGCTATACTACAAATGACAGATGAACATCCACATCTTACTTTAGTCGACCCAAACTATTCTACAGAGCACGATCAGGAGTTTCTACCGCTCCCTTACTACGCCTGGGACGAGCGTCCACCCACTCTGCCGCTCACTCACGACGAGGCGGCGACGGCGATCCATCTCGATCACGGCGATCTGCAGGCTGCCGCCATTCGGCTCAAGGTTCCGTTTGTTCGGCTCAACCGGCTGATCAAGCAAAGCCCGCGCCTGAAGCGCATCGTCGAGGAGGCGCTTGACGAGGTTCTTGCCCGGGCGGTTTCTCACCCAATCCAGACTTTGTTCGACCCGGCCGCCAACACCCGCGCCAAGGAGTGGGCTGCCTCTTTGGTGCTCAAGTCCAGGCTTGGTCAGGATCATCCGCTGGCTCCCAACCCGGCTGGCGCGCAGGCTCAGAGTTTGACGGTCGACACCGTGCAGCGCAGCATCACTTTCCGCTGGAGGACGGATGCAGACGACCTTCCCGACAATGGAGGCTAAAGCCCCCATCGATGAAATCGTCCTCCCTTACAAGCCAAGATCGTTCTTTGTCCCGCTGCATCAGTCGGCCAAGCGCTGGAAGTTCGCCGTCTGTCATCGGCGCGCCGGCAAGACGGTGGCGTTGGCCAATGAGCTGATCGCCCGCGCTCTCAACAACCCGCGCCGCGATCCGCCGCCCAGGTACGCTTACATCGGCCCATCTTTCGACCAGACCAAGGATTTAGTGTGGGGCTACATCAAGCATTATACCGGGAACATTCCCGGCATTCGCCATCTCGAGGGCGAGCTCACTTGCGTTTTTCCTGGCGGCGCGACGATCAGGCTATATGGCGGCGCGCTGGCCTATGAGCGGATGCGCGGCATCTATTTGGACGGCGCGGTGCTGGACGAGTACCCGCTGCTCAATCCGGCTGCCTTCACCTCGGTGGTTCGCCCCGCTCTGGCTGATTATCGCGGTTTCGCCATTGTCAGCGGCACCAGCGCTGGCGATGACCACTTTCACAAACTGAAGTTGCGGGCCGAGGACGACCCTGATTGGGCGATCTTCGACATCAAGATCGCCGACACTGGCGAGGAGGCGCTCAGCCGAGAAGAAGTCGGGGAGATGCGCAAGGACATGACGGCGGACGAGTTCGCGCGCGAGATGATGAACTCGTTCGACGCGCCGGTCGAGGGGGCCTATTTCGCCGAGGCGCTCAACCTGCTGCAGTTGCAGGGGCGGGTGTGCAAAGTCCCGGTCGATCTCAACGCCAGCGTGCTCACCAGTTGGGATCTGGGCATGCGGCATTTGCAGGTGGTGTGGCTGTTCCAGTTGGCCGGCCGCGAGGTGCACTGGATCGACTACATCGAAGGCTCCGGCAAGGCGCTCAGCTATTACACTGATCTTTTGGCGCTGAAATCGAAAGTCGGCAATTTCAATTACCGCGCCCATTTCCTGCCGCACGACGTCGAGGTGCGCGAGCTCACCACGGGTCAGTCCCGCAGGCACGAATTGTCCGGTTTGATGGCCGAGCCGGTGATCACCGTGCCCAATCACAACACCGACGACGGCATCACCGTCGCCCGTTCGGTGCTGGGCGTCTCATGGTTCGATCAGGACGCTTGCCGCAAGGGCTTGGCCAGGCTGCGCTCGTACCGTAAGGGAAAGAACGGCGCGGCGATTCCCGACGAGGCCGAGGACACCGCGGACGGGTTCAGGACCGGCTGCGTTGGCATTCCGATGATCAGCTCGGTGCGTCACGGCGGCGGCCGGTTGCGGAGGCGGATCCGGGGGTTGGTTTGATGGTCGGCAACCCCAATCTCTTCGATCAAGACGCCAGCTACCTTGCAACTTTGCCGGGACAGGCTCATTTTGCCGTCGATAGCAACCACACATGCAGGGAGTGCGAACATTGGGCGAACCAGAGGGGCGAACGGAATCGGATCGGGCTTCTGAAGGAAGCGCGCTGCCGGAAGGCGCTGCTAAGCCTGAAGAATCCGCCGCCGATTCCGCACGACGCGACCGCGTGCCGCCATTTCGAGGCGTCGCGCAACCCGCCCCCAATCTAGATCTTTTGGTGGAGATGGATGAGCCGGAGGAAGTCGTCTTCGAGCTCCGGAAGATTGCCAGCAAGCGCACCGGCAAGGCCTGGGCGGCGGTCGCGGCCGGCCTTGCCGAACTCGAGGAGCGCCTGCGAGAGCTCAACGAGCCGGCTTGAAGTTCTTTGTCGGACTTCACCAGCCCAGCGACGCCAAACGTCTCGACCGGGTCTTCATCAGCGCCAACCGGCTCGCCACCCGCCGAAAGCCGTTGGGGGCGCGTGAGTGGATCATGGATTCGGGAGCGTTCACCACTCTCGCGCTTCATGGCCGCTATCTGGCCCCCGCCGGGGATTATGCTGGTTTGGTTCGCCGCTTTGCTGCTCCTGGCCTGCTCGCTGCTGTAAGTCAGGATTACATGTGCGAGCCGTTTATGTTGGCCAAGACTGGTCTATCGAAGGCCGATCATCAACGGTTGACCATCGAGCGTTATGACGAGCTGCGCGCCTGCGATCTTGGCGGCGTCTATTTGATGCCGGTGTTGCAGGGCTACGAGCCGGAGGATTATGCGGAACACGCGCGTCAGTATGGCCGGCGTCTGGCTCGCGACTCCTGGGTTGGGGTCGGTTCGGTGTGCAAGCGGAACCGGTCATGGATCTCGGTGATGGACGTGCTGGTGGCGATCAAGGCCGAGCGGCCGGATTTGCGTTTGCATGGGTTTGGGCTGAAGACGACCTCGCTGGCCGAGCCCAACGTGCGCAATCTGCTCTATTCGGCCGATTCGATGGCTTGGTCGTATGCCGCGCGCCGCGAAGGACGTAATCAAAACGACTGGCG